AGCTCTTCAACCAGATCCTCCGTGTCGACGTCGCCCCCCACGATGACCTCGCCGATGCCGCCACTGACGGCTTCGCGAAGGGCATCTGGGTCCAGCCCCGCATTCAACAGTGGGGCACCGATAATGAGGGTGACCTCCCTCGCCAGCCGGGTGACGACGAGCTGCGTTCCTTCTCCCGTCCGCTCTCCATGCAAGAACTCTACACGATGATGGACGAGCAGAAGCACATCAACGAAACCCTCGGGCCCGGTCACGGCCCCGACAACTGGACGCTCGACGATCCTGTATGAGGCACCAATGGCACAGCCCCCAGAAATCGAATCGGCCCTCTTCAATCTCAACGAAGCCCTGAACTTGGTCATCGCGAATCGAGGGCGCCTGATCTCCCTTTTCGATGAGATCGGTCCGAATGGGTCGACCTTCAATCTGCTTTCGCCCGTTGGACGGCAGATTTATGGGACTCTCCTTCTCGATGAGCTGAACTTCGGGATAGCAGAACTCCAAGGTGTCCATTTCGCCCTCATCAACTACTTCAACAGTCTCTCGAACCAAGTCCTCCCTGAAGGCGAGCCACTGTGAAGGTCATCATCGAGCACGACGACGGGAAGAAAGAAGTCTTCCAGAGCATCACCGATCTCTACATTGCCTATCGGCAAGAGTCGAAGGTCGTTGGTATGAAAGACGTCATGAACATCCTCTACCAATCGCGCTCGCACTCGTGGGGCCCAAACCTCCGTGAACTCGTGAAGGAGGTCCAGCAGTCGCTCATCGAGCTACAGGACTTCCTCCGGGGGCAACGTCATGGCGGTTCCAGCTAACGTCTGTGTCGCATGGCCCTCGACAGTGGCCTCTATCCCGGCGGGGTGGACGCGCGAGACGGCCCTCGATGCTCGCTACATCTTGGGTGCTGCTGCGGGGGCCGACACAGACCTCACGACCGACCGAGGGAGCGCAACACACAGCCACACCTCTCCCTCCCACACCCCGATCCAGAACGCGCACACGCATGAGATCACCAGCACTGGCTCCACCGGCTCCATCCTCGCCGGGCCTCCCCCCAACGGCGGCACCGCACAGGCCGACGGCCACCAGCACGCGAGCTTCACCTCGAACGCGGCCACCGGCACGAACAACGGTATCGTGATCACGGTCGACCCGGCCGCAAACGAGCTGGCCTACACGGAAGTCATCTGGATCAAGAGCAACGGCGTCCCTCTCACGCTCCCCTCCGGCTGCTACGCCTTCTTCGAGTCGGACACCCTCCCTGCTGGCTGGTCGCGCGTCAAGGGTGATCGCTATCTCAAGGGGGCTGCGGCCGCTTCCAACCCCGCAGCTGACGGCGGGTCGAACACCCACACGCACACCTCCCCCGCCCACACGCACACGCAGAACACCCACTCCCACACGGCGACCACCTCGGGTAGTGGTGACTTCGCACTCGCTGACGGCGCCGGGGCACAGACACACGCAGGAAACGCGCACACTCACGCTGTGTCGCTCTCCGCCGCGGTCCCCACGAACCAGTCCGTCACGACGTCGATCGACTCGGGAGACTCGGAGCCGCCGTTCAAGAAGCTGAACATCGTCTCAGCCAGTGCGGCCGATCTCCCCACCAACATCATCACCCTCTGGCTCAGCACGAACGCCTCCATCCCCTCCGGCTGGTCCCGCTACACCGCCATGGACAGCAAGTGGGCCAAAGGGGCGAACGCCAACGGTGAGTCCGGCATCGCCACCGGCGGCTCTTCCCAGCATCTCCACCTCGCCTCGGACTGTCAGCCCACTCAGAACAGCCACTCTCACTCTGGGACGGCTACCTCGGGGGCTTCTACGACTGGCGCGGGCACCGGCCTGAACGTCATGGCGGAGACTGCTCATACCCACGTCTGGACCGGTGGAGCAACGACCGCTACGAACAACGCCGTGGCCGTCACGATCGACCTCTGCACCGTAGACGATGCCCTTCCGAAGCACCGCACCGTCATCTACATCCAGTTCACCGGCACCCCGACGCCTCCCGGCCCCCCGATCACCGGTGTCACCACCTACGATCTGGACGACATGAACCGCGAGAACGTCTTCACCGGCTGGACGCCCGAAGTATCACAGAAGATTTGGCGGGGTGACCGCCGTTACTACGAAGGTGGCCCCGAATGAAGCAACCCACATCCTTCTCGATCACGTTCCAGAAGGCCCACGAGACTCCGACCTACCACGATGTCGTCAATCACGAGATTCTCGACCTTCGTGCTGGCACGTACCATCGTCTGACCTTTCCGAACAAAGTCGTTCTCTACATCAACGACTTCGGCGTCCAGTCCGTCCTCGTCGTCCCCAAGGGAGTGGAGACACCACTCTAGAAAGGGCTCCCATGCCCCGCATCGTCTTCTTCGACCTCGAAACCCGCAAGCTCGCTGCCGACCTTCGGCCCGATGACGAGCAGGCGGGATGGGAAGCCCTCCGCAGAGGCGAGGGAGGAATATCAGCCCTCTGCCTCTACGACACGAAACTCGGCTGGTGCTACTCCTACGATGACTCCCCTACCTCCCTCGCGAGCGCTGCCAAACACCTCGAAGCCGCGGACGTCGTCGTCGGTTACAACTCCGAGCGCTTCGACATCCCCTGCATCGAAGGTGTCCTCGGCCGCAATCTCCGCCTGCGCTGCCACATCGATCTCTACACAGAGATCGCTCGCGCGTGTGCGGTCAAGAACATCCGCACCTCTCTCGGTGACCTGAAGCTCGACACTGTCGCTCGCCGGAACATCGGGCGAGGGAAGATCGAACACGGCGCTCACGCCCCCCAGCTCATCAAAGACCGGCTCTGGGCAGACCTCTTCAACTACTGCCTCGATGACGTCCACCTCACACACGACCTCTTCCGGTACACTGTCCGCCATAGCGGGGTGCACGTAGCGGGTCACGGCTGGCTCCCCCTCTCGTTCCCCTCGTGGGCTACAGGGTGGGCCAAGGAGCCACCTAATGGCGATGTTTGAATCTCAGGGTGCCCTTCGGATCGAGCGTGCTCAAGGCGCCGAGGCGTATCGCGACCAAATCTGCGATATGGTCGTCGGCCGGATGAAGCTCTCCGAATCGCACTACGGCGGAGTGCGCCAGCGCTTCCCCCGCCTCTACGACCTCTGGCGAGGCACATGGACCGGGCGCTTCCACCCACACAAGAACAACGCCCACATCCCCCTCATCTTCTCGGCCATCTGGGCTGACGCTGCCCGCAAGGCCTCGACCTCGCTCGCGCTCTACCCGATCGTCGGCTTCTTCGGCTACGGCCCCGACGACGCCCCAGTCTGCCGCAAGTGGGAGTCCCTCATCTCCGCCCAGATGAAGGACGACGACATGTTCATGAAGCAGGTCGACCATATCGTCTCTGCCGACCTCTACGGAGTCTCCATCCAGCAGCACGGCTGGAAGCGCACCGAGGAGTTCCGCATCATCGAGGCGATGGATCGGATGCCCCTCTCGGGCAAGATGATCCGCACGATCAAGAAGGGCAACGTCGTCACCTTCGATGGCCCCTGCTCCGAGCAGGTCGACCTTCTCGACTTCTTCGTCCCCGCGAACATCAAGTCGATCCAGAACATGCCCTACGTCATTCGTCGTTACTTCCTCGACTGGGACGAGGTCCGCTTCATGTCCTCTGGTGACATGTCCGTCTTCGACAGCGCCGAGGTCGCAAGAATGGCCCGCGAGGGCGGGGTCAACTCTCAGATCGCCGACCAAGCCTCAATGATCCGGCGCTTCGCCGTCCGTGCAGGCATGGACGACGAGTCCGCCCGCTGGATGGACAAGTACAGCCGCCCGGTCGAGATCCTCGAATACTGGGGCACGGTCCCGTCCGAACTCTCTCCCGACGGGGACCTCAAGCGCGTGATCACGGTCGCCAACCGGCGCTACCTGCTCCGCAACCGCCCCAACCCGTTCTGGCACCGTCAGATTCCCTTCACGGCCTTCTCTCCCACACCCGATCCCCACTACTTCTACGCCCCGGGCAAGGGTGAGATCATCGAGAAGCTCCAGATCATCGGCAACCGCTACGTCAATCAGTCCCTCGACGCCGCGGACCTCGTGATCGACCCGATGTGGTTCTACGACCGCGCCTCGAACCTCAACACCCGTCAGCTCTACGCTCGCCCCGGCCGCTTCATCGGCGTGGACGGCAACCCCTCCCAAGTGGTTGCTGCCATGCAGAAGGACCTCTCGGGCATGGCCGTTGCGAACGACAAGATCGCCATGGTCCGCGAGTACGCGCAGATGGGCACGGGCATCGTGGACGACGCCGTCCAAGGCCTCGGTGGTGACAGCCGCCAGACCGCCCGCGAGTTCATCGGCCGCCGCGAAGCTGCGGGCAACCGACTCTCCCTCGAAGCACGCATCTACGAGGAGATGTCACTCGAACGGCAGGCGAATTTCATGGTCGCCCACAACCGCCAGTTCCTCGACACCCCGGCCTCAGTCGCCATTCTCGGCGACTCCGCTCGCTTCGACCCCGTCACGAACAAGCCGATCGACGTCACGCGCGACGTGATGCACGATGCCGACATGATGCACAACTACGCCTGCAAGGCGATGGGTGCCTCGACCGCCCTCTCGAAGGGCATGGGCCAGCAGAACCTCATCACGCTCATTCAGGCGCTGGGGTCCCCCCTCGGCCAGTCGGTCATGGGCTCGATCAACGCCGTCAACTTCTGGCGTGGAGTCTTCCGCGAGTTCGAGATCAAGAACCTCAACGAGATCTTCGCCACCGGTGATGCGGCCGATCCGCTCCAGAAGCTCATCTCTCAGGCGCAGGGCCTCCAGCCCGGCCAGCCCGGTCAGCTCGGACAGATCCCGACCTCCGGTCAGATCGTCAACGGCGGTGCTCTCCCGCTCCCCGGCAACCCCGGTGTCCCGCAAGGCCCGGGCAGCATCCAAGACACACTCACCCCCGTCCCGCAGGCGGCATAGAAAGGACACACCGTGTCCGACTTCAAGGAACTCATCGACGTCTCGGGGCTTGAGGACCACCAACTCGGTCAAATCGAGTTCGTCCTCAACTCCCCGGCGTACGCCGATCACTTCGAGCCGTACCTCCAGCGTGTCCGTGACTCCCTCAATCGAATGCTCCTCGATCCGTCCCAGTCCCGCAAGGACCGGGATCCCGATGACTTCCTGCGAGGGGGCATCGTCATGGTCGACGGCCTGCTCACCCTCTTCAAGAAGCTCATCGAGGAGACCCGCATCGAGCGCATGGCCCGATCCCAAGTCGAGCGCACGCCCGATCAGGTCTACCAGCAGATGCGCGAAGAGGGCAGAGTCGGCCACTCGGGCACGACGGAGCAGCCCGCGGGTCCCGGCACCTATGATCCTGCTGAGGACTTCTGACATGAGCAAACGACACAAGCCCTCCGACCGCGCCAAGGTCCGGAAGGTCATGCACGAGTTCGCAGAGGGAACCCTGCACTCGGGCAGTAAACACGGTCCTCAAGTGAAGGACCGGAAGCAAGCCATCGCGATCGCGCTCTCCGAACAGAGAAAGAAGAACGCTCGTGGCTGATCGGGCCTATCATGAAGAGTGGGCCGCCAAACACCCCGGGGCTAAACGGGGGTACAACCGGATCTACCGGAAACAAATACGAGCAGCTGTTCTCGCCTTCCTCGGTGGTTGTTGCAGTCGATGCGGTTTCTCAGACCCCCGAGCCCTCCAAGTTGACCATGTCAATGGTGGTGGTTACACACACCGGAAAGGGAAGAGCGGCTTGAACATCTATCTCGACGTCTTGAAGGACCGAGGAGGTCCTTATCAACTCCTCTGCGCCAACTGCAACTGGATCAAACGAGACGAGAACAACGAGCACGCCCCATCGAAGTGACAACCACCGCTGGGAGCCCGTCAGGGCGAAAGGAGTAACGATGTCTTCATTCGGTAACACAGATGCAGACCGCGCATTGCTTGCCTCATTGGCCGAGCAGGTTCAGATCGAAGTCGTCGATCCGATGAACGCTCATGGCTGGCAGCACGGTACACCCCCACCTTTGGCTCCGGTTGCGGACAACCCGCCCCCGGCAGCCGCACCAAACACCCCGGCAGCGCCAGCGAGGGCGGACAACCCGCCTGCGCCCGCATCGCCGACCGGTGAGGCAGTTGCGAACATGCCCTCGGACAACATCGACTGGGAGTCGATGAAGGATCCGAAGACGGGCCTCTACGCGGGGAAGTACAAGACCCGGGATGAGTTCGTCAAGGGTATTGGCAACGTCGTCAACATGGCGAAGTCCGCGTTCACTCGCGCCGACACACTGGAGAAGGAACTCCAGTCGGCTCGCACGAACCCGGCTCCCGCCGCTTTGCCCGCAGCGTCCCCCGCTGCGGCTCTGGTCGCTCGCGTGTCGACCCCCGTGGCTTCGCTGGCCACTGAGGCGCCCAAGAGTGAGAAGCTCGCGAAGGTGCTCGCGAAGCTTGTCGAGGAAGGTGGAACTCTCGACGCAGAGAACATGGAGGCCCTCCTCGCTGGCATCAGCGACCAGTCGAGGCTTGCGGCCGCCAGTGTTGTGGAGAATCAGCAGGCCGAGCGCCAACGCGCTCAGGATGCTGAGAACGCGCAGTGGGCGGAAGTGGAAGCCTACATGGAGAAGGAGTTCCCCCGCGCGCTGCTGTTCGTCGATGAGATGGCTCTGCACGTCAGGGCCAATCCACTCCTCGCGAGGGCGGTCAACGCCCTCACTCTTCAGGGGGATCACAAGGGTGCTACCGAGATGGCATGGCGGGACTTTGAACGGACCCTCCCAGCCGCTGGTACCACCGCAGAAGAGCAGGCCGCACAGCGCAAGGAAGCGGAAATGGTGGCTGCCGAGGAAGTTCGCAAACAGGCCGTGGAGAAGGCTCGGCGTGATGCCGGTCTCCCCCCGACCAATGTCACAGGCGTGCACGAGCGCGTCAACGTCAGTGCGTCTCCTGACGACATCGCGGCCGCTGCACGAGAGATGAACGCTACCGGGCTTGGTGAGCGGTGTCGT